AAACTACGCTGATTACCTATCATCTAAACTGAACGAATCTATTAAATATACTGAGCATGTTGCTGAGACTACTAACAACGGTATCGAGTATGCTAGCTATATTGGTGAGAAACTAAACGAGTCAGTAAACTATCAAGATTACTTGGCTGAGAAGTTAAACGAGAACATCAACTACTCTGAGTACTTGAAAGAGAACTTAAACTCTTCTATCAAGACTCTTAACAATTCTGTAAAATACCAAAACTATCTAGCAGAAGAGTTAGACAGAGGGTTACAGTACACTGAATACGTTGCTGAAGGTGCAAACAGAGGAATTGAATTTGCAGAATACCTTGCAGAAAACGTAAACGCTAACCGTGACTACGCTCAATACATCGCTGAAAAACTAGATCAAAACATTGGTTACTCTGAATACATCGCTGAATCTCTTAACGGAGGAACAGTAGTAGGAGGAAGAAACGTTCTTGGTGGAGTTGCTGGATTAAACGAGTCTACTTCAATCGACAACTTAATCTCTAAAGTAGATGCAGTTATCACAGAAGTTAACAGTTCTTCAGCTAAAGCAGTTCTTGAAAGCAAATATCCTTTCTTAAAGGTTATGAGCGAAAACAACAAGAAGTCTTTCCACGGTCTAGATACAGACAGCAAACAAGCAATCGTAGAAGCTCTTAACGGATCTCTTTGGTTCAACGAGAACGACGTATTAGGAATTATGGAAGCAGTTCTTAACCACAAGAACGAAAACGTTCCTAGCTACGTTAGATTCATGCCAGTAGAGTACAAGACTCTTTGGACTGAAATGAACGAAAGCGAGAAGAATAGAATTCACGCTAAAGCTCAACTTTACACAGTAAACACTCCTTACCAAGCCAAAGCGTTTTGGGACGAAATGGACATGAGAGGAGTACAATACAGAATCGAAGAAAGCAAACAACAAAATAAATTGCAACAACTCAACGAAAGCCAAAGTACAGAAGGCCTAATACCTGTAAATCAGGTTGTTGAGATGCAGAGAGGTTACTCTCAAGGTTACCTACAAGGTCTACAGAGATCTGCAGATCTTAGAAAGTAACAAAAACTAAAAAAATCATTTTAACAAATGGCACGTACAAAAATTTTCAGACGTTCAAGCGATAATCGCTTGGCAACTACCTGGAACCCAATCTTAGAAGGATATGGTGCAGACGTTGCAAAGACTCCATGGTTAGCTGAGTATGCTCACAACCACGCGATCTTTGATAACGCTACTCCATTGTTCGAACAGACTGCTCCTGGTGTATTCTTACAAACTCCTGGATCTCTTGGTGGATTCATGGGTAACCCACAAGCTCCAACACCTTCTCAAACTCCATTCACAGGCGGTGTTAAAAATGCTTACTCTGACTCAGGTTCAGGTGACAAGTTTCCATCTTTGTTACCAGTAGCGATTCAGGTTGCTGCTAAGACTATCGGTTTCGATCTAGTTCCTGTAATCCCTATGGATTCTCCAGTTGGATTCCTTCCTTACTTGGATTATCTATATGCAGGTGGTCGTACAACTGGTTCTGACTTTGATCCTTATTTAGTAAAACTAGAAGGAATTAAAGCAGACGTTCTTACTGCTACTCCTGAAGCTGGTGATGCTGTTAGAACTGCAGGTGGTGGTGGTGACATTACTGCTGAATTCGTTGGATTCTCTCGCGTAGACGGTACAATGATCATCAAGATCCTTGCTGACGCTTCAACTGGAGGTACTACTACAATCGACGGTGAATTTTCAGGAAACGATATCGACATCAATTTTGGTGCTGGTTTCATTAACCAAGTAGGAACAAACGTTGATGCTGTTTCTTTAGTATCTGCGTTAGAAAACCACATTTCTGGTTTCACTTCAGTATCTGATGCTGAGTATGATCAACCTCAAGGTAGATTCTACGGTAACTACTTACCTACAACTGGAAACACTCCTAACGGAATGTCTCGTGAGGCTGGTGAGAACTCTAAGTTCCGTCAAATGGGTCTAAGAATGTTCACTAAGTTTGTTGAGGCTAAGACTGACCAGGTTTCTATCTCAGCAACAGTTGAGCAAATCCAAGACTTGAACAGAGTATGGAACTACGACGTTATCTCTATGTTAGAGAACGTTGCAGTAAACGACCTTGCTCAATCTATCAACAAGCAACTTGTTGACCGAGTATTCCAAATGGCTGATGTTCACAACGGTGAGATCGACCTAGTTGAAGGTACTGGAATCACAACTCTTGACCTTTCTACAGGTACAGGAGGTTTCGAAAACGTTTCTACATTGCAACGTAGATTAGTTACTAAAGTTCTTGAACTTGCTAACTTGATCTACCATAGAGGACGTTTCGGAGCTGGTACATTCATGGTAACTAACGGACGCCTTGCTTCTGCATTGGCAGACGTTGCTGGTTACTCAATTGCACAAGTTCCAACTGATATGACTGGTGTTGCTGGAAACCTTTACCCTGCTGGTAAAGTTTACGGTGTACAGGTTTATGTTGACCCTAACTTATCTTGGGGAGATACAAGACTTGCAATCGGTCGTAAAGGTGCTGACGAAGAGCCTGGAGTTAAATTCATGCCGTACATCATGGCTGAATCTCTTCAGACTATCGCAGAGGGTACATTCTCTCCAAAAATCGGTATGAAATCTCGTTACGCGATTACTGAAGCTGGATGGCACCCTGAAACACAGTATGTTAACATGGATATCCAAGGTGATATCGCAGTTCTTACTGGTGGTGTTGCACCTGCAAACTTTAGCTAGTATTAAACTAACTATAAAGGAAAAAGGAACCTTCGGGTTCCTTTTTCTTGTTTATAGGGATAAATAAATAAAACGAACAAAGATGAATAAAGAACAAGTAATCGGAATAGTAAGACACTGCTTAACTTTTATAGGCGGTCTCTTAATCATGAAAGGAATCGTTGATGAATCTACTTCAAACGAAGTTATTGGTGGAATAATTACCTTGGTTGGTACCATCTGGTCAATTGTTGAAAAAAACAAAGCATAAGGAATAATGGCAACATTTGCATCAGCCTTTTTAGGCATACTTTCGCAACTAAAGGTCTTACACTGGCAGACCAAATCATATGCAAAACACGTTGCATACGGAGAAGCGTATGAGGTTCTAGACGGCCTAGTAGATAGCTTTACTGAGATCTATATGGGAAAATACGGTAGAGTAATCATCGAACAGGACGATTCTATTAACTTAGTAAACATCGGTGAGATGGACCAAGACGAGTTCTTAGGAGTAATTTGTGAGTTCTTATTGTCTCTAGACAATCAATTAGATTCTAATAAGGATACTGACTTATTAAACCTGCGTGACGAGATGTTAGCAGAAATCAACAAGCTTAAATATCTATTGACTCTACAATAGAATCTATTTCCAGTCAATCTTTAGAACTAAAGCCTATCGTTTTTTCGTTAGGCTTTTTTATTTTAGGTTTGACCTTCATGCCTTCAAGCAAGGCAATCGCCTCATCGAACGTCTTATCTAATAGGAATACTGATATGACTAGTTCTTTTAGGTGGGATAGGGACATGTCCTCTGTTCTCTTTATCCAACGAACCACGTCTATATCTTCTATCTTTTTTCCTAGTTTTGCTCTTAGGTATGCCTCCCTGATCTCAGAATTAGGCATGTCAACCTGATATCTACGGTCAAATCTAGACGGACGATTAGAGATACGTTCTTCTAGTTTTTCTGGATAATTGGTCGTAGCGATGTAGACAACGTTTTCTATCTGCTTAACTCCGTCTAAAATATTTAGCAATTGGCTGGTTGCATACTTGCCTTCTCCGGCAATTGCTTCCAAGTCTTCAAGGATTACTACGATCGGCCTAGTCGGCTCGATGCTTCTAAACAAGGGCATGAAATCGATAAAGTAATCTACTGAATCTTCGTCCTTGATGTTTATCACAAGTCCTCCAAGCTGAATGATTTGCTTAACGCAGAGCTGTATGATTCCAGACTTACCGCAACCCGGCTCGCCATATAGAAGAATACCTCTCTTGTGAACGAACTTATAATTGCTATAGAGTTCTTTGCTTTCCCAAAATCGGTTGATGTCAGAAAGGATCTCTTGGATCTCAGCAGAAGGTAACTCATACAGTTCATCGGTCTTAAATGGAAGACGTTTTAAGATGACTTGATTTACGTCCCTATTGTAGACAGGTTCGTATAGGCCTGAAGGAACTGATGCTATCGTTGCGTGGGCAGGACAATATTCACCGTCAGACAAGGGTCTCCAACAGGAAACCTTTTTTGTATCATCAACTTCGTTTGGTTTTGAAGCATTCCCTTCAAGCATGATGTCTAAGTTACTTAGTTCTTCGGCTATATCGATTCGTGTTTTAATCGCTTTATTTTTTCCCATCATCTCTTGTTTCTAGACTTCTTTTTTCTTTTAGACTCAATCGCTGTCGATTCTGCTAATATTTCATATCTTTGATGATAGACTGTTAAGTCGTCTACGAGTATTGGAGTGACCTTTTTTCCATGGTAGTATGGATCATAGATCCAAGACCGATAGATGTTTTTACCAGTAGGATCGTTCTTGATGTAAACTGTGTCTCTCTCTAAGTTAGAAACAACTAGGTCATTACTAACAAAGTTTGCTTGAGCAAAGGCTAATCCTGAAGATAAAAAAAGTACTAATAACGTGATTTTCATTTTGTATGTTTTATGCTAGTTATACTTGGAAGAAATTAAAAAGTTTTATTCAAGGCCTTTTTTAGCTCTAAAAGATCACTTTTATACATTTGAATGGGCTCAATGCTTCTAATTTTCTCTAACTCTGCTTCCTTACCTTCTAACTGGTTTAGCAACTCTTGAAACTTTTCTAGAGTCAAGGTATGGATTGCCATGTTTAGTAAGTAATTGTAAGAACCATCTACTTGATCAAAATCAGCAGTCTCTAAGTAAAGTATGATTTGACTCTTAGGAACGTTGTTTACCACTAGTTCCCCATCGATTATTGCCTTAATGAAACGTGCTCTATTTGATAACACCAAGAGTTCTGACTCTAGCTTGTTTATTATGTGAGCCTTTCTTTTTGAGTAATAGCTCAATCTAAAGTCAACGAAATACTCGATTATCTCTTTGGCTGTGGTAAATATCTTAAGTTGGCCGTTTTCATCAAGAACGGTAAAGTTTTCAGTCTGTTTTTCTTCCATCTTTAGAAGTCGTTCTAGCTTGACTGAATCTTTGATGGTCTTTAGGTCTTCCCTTCTAAACTTTATGGTGTAGTTGATGTTAGACTTACAGTTGTTTTCGTATGCTGCAATGCTGCGTTTTTCCTCAATGTTGATCAGATGCTGGTCAAACTTCTCATAAGTGACGGATGGAGGTAATTCAGAAACAGCAACAGTTGATGTGTTTTTTATCTCATACTTACCTCTAAATATCCAAGAAAGGTGAGAGTCTGGTGATTGGATACACTCTCCATTAAATTCTAGATACCATGGAGAAGGGTCTTCAAACCTTTTACCCTCAAGCTTCTTTAGACAAGCATCAATTAGGTTGATTGGGTTTCGGTTTAGGATGTTTGTCGCAAAGCCTACAGCGATTCCACTTCCTCCGTTTAGGAGAACAGTTGGAATTATGGGTAAGAAGAACATGGGTTCTATTTCATTACCTTCCTCGTGTCTAGACTCTAACAGTTCAAAGTCCTTGTAAAGCAGTCTAAAGTTGGGATGTAGCTTGGTGGATATGTATCGAGGAGCACCTGCTTCTGGAGAACGTAAGGAACCGAACTGTCCTATTGAATCTAACACAGGCATTGAATTTTTAAACTTTTGTGCCATAGTAATTATAGCGCCGTTTAGAGATCCGTCACCGTGATGATAGTGAGCATCTGAGGCAACCTTTCCTGCGAGTTGGAATATCTTCAATGGCTTCTCATTTCCAGTCCTCCAGACCCTATTTGCGACGAATATTATCTTTCTTTGAGTAGGCTTAAAGCCGTCTATCACTGAAGGGATTGCTCTTTCTTCAACGACGTATTTTGCGTATTCTTTATAGTCAGTATCTAAGTATTGAGTTATAGTCTTTACTTCTGGTCGCATTTAAAATATTTGTTAGTTTTTAAGTAATCGAAGAGCTCGTCAACGTTTGCTATTATTTCTACCTCTTCCTCATCAGTTGTAGAATAGGCCTTTATGTCTTCTCTACCGATTCCATCATTGATTGCCCCTTTTTCATACATAAACCAATTATACCAATCTAGGCCATCAGTAGTAAGTATTTGTGATAATAAAAGGTTGGAAATCTCGTTACCAGTATCAGTAAAGTCTAGTAGGTCTATTCCGACTTCGAACGCAGCGTCGATTTTTTTGGAGCGCATCACCGACAGCTCAATTAGTTTTTTGAAGTCTGAAAGAATCATAAATTTAGGTTATTTTTTATGTTCTACTCTGAAATCATAAAAAAGTTCTAACTAACCACCAAACTATGGAAACGATGCCTATTATTCCGATCAGCCAAATCGCTATAAACTTTGGAGCACGTTGGTGTTCGTTGTAATACTTCATTCATCTTCATTATTTGCTAAGATCCTCTCCTTTCTAGGTTTAGAATCTCCTCCGAACCAGGCCTGTAGTGATTCTTTATAGTCTTTGTCGTTCTTTAGCTGTACTAAGTATGGATTCTTGATTATCTCTTCGTATTCGCTATCCTCTAACGCAGCAAGTCCCTTTTTGTATTCTATTTCCCAAGAGCTTACTTGGTTCTTTTTACTCCACTTTTCAAACTCATCGTTTGTGTAAAAATTAAGTGCCTTCGTGCCTTTTTTGGCAACAACTAACGGAGTCATCACCTTATAGACTCTACCCTGATCAAAGAGCTCAGGCCAATACCTATCGAAGAAGTTTATGAGAAGAGAAGCGATCGAATTACCGTCTGGATCAGCATCTGTGTAGATATAGATCCTTCCATATCGTAAACTGTTTGGTTCTTCGCCTAGTTTCAAGCCTAGTGAAGCCATTAACTGAACGGCCTCATCGTTTTTGATGATTTCGGAGCTTTTCATCTCACTAACGTTGATAAACTTACCCTTTAGTGGAAAAGCACCAACCGTTTGTGTGTCTCTAAACTTACGAACTGCAGAAAGAGCAGAAAGACCTTCATATATTCCTAAAACACAGACTCCGCGATCGCCCTTTCGTTGGGCATCGATTAGTTTGGGAATCTTGGTCTTGTCTAGGTTACTATTTAGCTTTCTAAGCTCAGCTCGTTCTTGGGCTAGGGCTTTTTTCTCAACCCAGTCTAAGACTGACTGAATTATTTCGGACTTGAACACAAGTTTGGCTAACTTATCAGTAACCTCATGTCTAGTGCCGAAATCTTTTACTTCAGTTATCAGTTTTTCTTTTGTCTGTGAGCTAAAGAAGGAATTTATGATGGTAGAATCGATAAAGACATAGAGATGGTTACGAATATCGCTAGGTTTTACCTCAACTCTGTGCTTTTTCTTAATCATCTCTCTTAGCTGAGCTATGAGTTGATTTGTGATGTATTCTACGTGAGTTCCGCCATCTTTAGTGTGAACAGAATTGACGAAACTTACGTTTTGAAAGCCATTTTCTGACTTAGCAAAACCTATCTTCCAGTTTTTAGTCTCTTCAAAGAAGTACTCATCTGCATAAAGCTTGATGTATTCATCAAAGCTCTTAAACTTAAGCACAAAGTCCTTTTTTTGACCGTCTTTTATCTTGGTCAGCTTTAAGGTAAGTCTATTGTTACATGCGACTAGGTCTAAGCATCTCTTAAAGAGTATTTGAAACGATTTTTCATCGATTTTCTTCATCTTGAATCTTTCTAGGTCTGGAAAGAACTCGATTTCAGTAAATCCTCTTTTTGCAGGATTGATCTTAGCAGTAGACCGTTTGCTCATGTTATTTGTGAAGGTCTGTTCAAATCGATTGGTGCCGTCACAGGTAGATATTGAGAAAGTCTTGCTAAATATGTTAGTTAATGTGGAACCGACACCGTTTGTTCCAGCAACCGTTCGTTGCTCAGTGTCATCGAAGTTTGAACCGGCCTTTAGGTTAGAGAAAATCATTTCTGGAATCCATTCTTTGTGGACTGGGTGCTTCTCTACTGGGATACCACCATTGTCCCAAACGATTATTCCATTTGTGTCTAGGTTTATTGTGACTCTGATCTCGTTTAACTTGGGATTTCTTCTGTGTTCATCCACTGAGTTTGAAACGATCTCATCAAAGATCTTAATGAATCCTGGATTGTAGTGAACTTCTTCAATCGTCACCTTTTCGCCATCATATAGGTATTGATCACCAGTATGAATCGCAACAGATCCAATATACATGGACGGTCTAAGAAGAACGTGTTCTGTGTCTGTTAGTTTTTGATACTTGCTTTCTATTGATTTTTTAGCCATTACTTTTTCGCTAATTTTTTTATCTTTAGTGCCTCTTTAAAATAGGTAGGAACGTCAGTGGTCTGTAGGATCTGATCAAAACATTCGTCAAGAATGTAGGTCTCTGCCCAATCTTCCTCGTTTCTTATTGATCTACCATAAGCCTGTAAAATGTCGATCAGGGCCTTCCAATTGTACCATTCTGGACGAGTTTCAAGCCTCTTTTTTATCTTTTTACTCATGAGGTTCGGAAAAGGAACCTTAAGAATCACTTGGAACCTAGAAAAATCGTCCTTTAAGTCTATTCCATTAATCATAGACGGTGAGACCAGCACTGTGCTTTTTTCAGACTTTAGGTGTTTTTCTAAAGAAGCTTCCCTAGTGGAAGAATCGTGGAATATCAACCTAGCATCTTCAATTGAGGACTTTATCCAGTTACTGAATTCATAGGTAGACGTGTGTATTATTCCTTTCACCTGATAATTTTTCTTAAGAATCACGTCTATGATTGGAACTGCTCTACTGAAGGTGTCCTTCTTATTGTAATAAGACATCTTGCCGAATTTTGCATAGATGACTGGTCTTTTCTCAGGTTTAAAAGGGCAAGGAAGGCTTAGATAACTAACGTCTTCGCCTTCTATTCCCATAATAAAAGAGAAAAGGTCCCGATCAAGAATGGTACCGGACATCATAATCACGTGATCATACTCTCTCCAAAATAGATCATTTAGATATATGTTTCCCCAAATAGGTTCCGCTAGGATCCTTATTTTACCAAACTGATCGAGATCCTTTTCAAAGATCCAATTGCTCTCGTAGTTTTCTTTATCTTTTACGAATCTGCCGAACTTACAAAGAGCCTTATCGGCATGGTCTGCCTTTCTTAGTAGTTCAAGCTTCTTCTTTTTGTTTCTTATCTCCTTTGCCTCAGTTATGAGTTCCTCAGCCCTATCTCCCAACAAAGGAATTAGGACATCAGCGACATACTCAGATAACTCGTTAAGAGAAGTTATGTTTTCTAGGTCTTTCTCCATCCAGTCTCTCCATATCTCAAGAAGCTTTAAAGAACGTTCTGAGTATACTGATGAGATGAAATCACAAAAGGTCTCTTCAAAAGAGTGAGCCTCATCTATTATCAAGAGCCTAGACTTACGTTCAGCCAACATGTCTGGCGAATACATTGAATATGCCGTGATCAGGTGAAAGTTTGTGATGCTAAGTGGGCTACGTAAGAATCTACCTTGAGCTACCTTATATGGACAAGCGGTGCAGCTTGATTTGGCTGCTTGATTCAATACTGTTGCTTCTCCACAATTCATGCTGTGTGTCCTACACCAATAATTACTTTTGCCTTTAAGGTTAGCTGCAAACGGAAAGTCTCTTATGTATTGTTCTTGCAGTAATTTCGTGTTTGTTAAGATATCGATCTTTGCCTTTTTAGCAAACCCATTACGATACCATTCAGAGATCATGACAGCTGCGTATGATTTACCTACACCAGTCGGTGCATCGATCATTATGAACTTCTTACCGGAATCTATTTCGTTTTTTACGAATTCCAGTATTTGAGCCTGTTGTTCTCTAGGTTCAAACTCAAGTTCAATCTCTGCGCTATTTGCCATCTATATCTTTTCTATGATCGTTTTAAGATCAACTGCAACTTCATCTTCAATGGGTTGAGTCTTTCCCTCTTTTTGTCTTTTTAGTATTGACTTTAAAGTCGTTTCACAACATACTTTCACTATCTCCTCTTCCCTCTTACTAAACTTTGGTTTTAGAAATCTAAATCGCATCTTGTTTAATTTAATTCTTTCTATAGAACTAAGAGATCGGCTTTTGGTTTTAATTGGCTATCGTGATACCAAATGGCTCGCCCAGTCCCATCTATCTTTTTTTGAGACTTTCCATAACATTGGATCCACTGCCCAAAACTAAACCTTGGAATCTTAAATGGACTCTCCCAATCCTTTAACTGGCCTCCACCTAATTGATAGGCTTCTAGAGGAAGTCTTTTACATAATTCGGTGATCAATGGATTTTTAGTTAAGGCCTTTCTAGCTTCCTCAAATGGATCTTGAGAGGCACGATATAGTATCTCTGCCCTAAGATAGTTGCCTATTCCATTGAAATATCTTTGGTCTAGTAACACTTCACATATTGGTTTTGAAAATGCGGATCTTTTCAAGTTATCACTAATGTTCTCTAAAAAAGAATCATGCTCTTCTACAGGACAAGGCCCTCTGTTTTGAGACCAACTTTCAACTACCTTCCATTTTGCGAATCTACGTACATCGACTAGACACAACGATGAGAATCCAATTGCATTAAACTTAACGTGCGTGTGTTTTGGAGGCTCTTCACCCGCATTAATCCACTTCCAGTGACCTGACATTCCCATAGAGAAGCTCATCTTCATAAAGATTTCTCCTTGAATGATGGAAAGAAGCAGTTCTTTTCCTCTGGCTTCCGCAGATATTCGAAATACCTGAAGGTCTGAAGGTTGAACTATTCCTAGCTTCCTAGCAACTGCACTTTCAGAAAAAGAAATGCTAGTAAAGTCTTTGTTATCGCAGACATCATTTATATAGTCTGACATTATTCGTATTTCTGCTAATTCCGGCATAACATAAGAATACTAAAAATTCTTTAACACTTAAACTTTTAATTACAGGAAAAAAGCTTAGATTAAAAGATAAATAATAAAAAAATTAAGATACAATGGCAAATCCAGTTATGAATTACAATCAGTTCATGGCAGCTTTCAAAAGAGCAGAGTCTGGTTATAGAGGTAAAGCTAACGTTGCAGCTCATGACAAAAACGGTTCTGCAAAACTTAATCAAGGTTTAGTTGAAGGTCCTGTAAAAGGAAAAGGTACTCCTCACATCGATAAGTACACTAAATCTTACATGGCAACTGCTAAGAAGAAGAATATCGTAGGTAAATAATTTAACCTTAAATGAAAAGAGCAATCGAAAGATTTGAACAATACGCTCTATTTGAAAAGAAGGGCGATCTCAAAAAGCTAGTCGGAAAAGACGAAGACGAAGAGTTGACGGTGAACGACGCCAAGCGATTGGGTGTTAAGATTGCTAACATGGATGGTGAAGACAAGAAAAAATACGTCGGAATCATTAACTTCTTAGGAGCTTCGTGTAACATCTATAACGAGATCTGGAAGAATTATAGAAGAACCCGAGACAGAAAAGAACGAAATGCATAAGCTATTTGAAAATTCTTATGACGACGCCTCAGAAATAAAAGACGGCGGCTTTGTTTTTCAAGCGATCTTAAGTTATGACATGAGATGGTCAATAGTTGACGGCGAAGCTAAATATGATCAACGTTGGGTAGAAGGAAAGCTACATCAAGTAGACGTTTATCCAGACCTAAAATTCATGGAGGGTTATGCTACCCTAAATTACGTAGTACTTAGTGAAGTCAATCTATTCAAGAGAAAGTTAGATCTTGCTACTGAATACATTAAGATGGCTTTTTCTAAGGGCTACGCTGATGAGATAAACGGAATAGCGTCTACTCAAAAAGACCCTATCGGAGGCGGAATTCCTGACATAGTTCCACCAGAAGAAGATGAACTAGCTAACATCGATTTTACTGAAGCTTTAAGAAAGGCTGAAGAAGCAAAGAACAAGAACAAGCCGAGCGAAGATTCAACAGTGGCTGGTGAAATTGGCCAAGGACAAAAACAGATAGCTTTACCTGGAGCCAAGAATGAAGCTGACTCTTCAAACCTACCGGCGACTACTGGAGGTTCTCAACAACTAACGACCACTGGAGGTTCTCAACAACTAATGACGACTGATGGAGAATCCCAAAACACTGAAGAAACTGCAGAAGAGGAAGAAAAACCGCCTGTAGTACAGGAGAATCCTAATCCAGAGCCAGTTAACGTTCCACCTACTTCAGAAGAAAGAAAGGCGATAAACGACAAATACTTTAAAGGAACTACTATACAGATACGATTCGAAGCAAAAAGAGTCGTTCTTAGGGAGATATCAACAAGTAGTGTAGACTCAGGAAGACCTACGTGTACCTTAAAGCTTTCTACTGGAATGGTAGATACTTTAGACGGACAGCCCATAAATTCTTGGAATGGATTTAAGATCTATGCAAGCGGTGCTCCGTTTGATGGAATGGCGATAGACAACGAAACTGTTCCACCTATCTCGAAGGCAATGATGTATGATCCTATCGATAACGCAAATGACTTGATATTTAGAACATTATTACCTTCTCTTTATCTTGAATTCTCAGGAGACTCTGCAAAGATCGATACTTACAATAACAGATCAGCGCAAGTAGGATTTAAAACAGAAATTGATTTTGACGAAATATTCAAGGAAAAAGGATCGACTCCTGTAATTGAACCAGAAGAAGGAGAAGAGGAAAGCGGTGAAGCTGAATCAGACGAAGAGACTTCTACTGAAATTGCAAAAGCAATTCCTCCTAGCGAAAAAACAAAAGGTGGATAATTCACTGGAAAGAAAAATAAATAACTAAAAATAATCTACACAAAATGGCAGGTTTACCGTATTGGACAAACTCGACGGCAGCGGTTAATTACTATGAACCGATCTACCAAAACCAATTTGAAGTAATTCTTACGCCTCCACCGGTAGTCAGTGGACCAAACGTTGCTTTACTCGTTGAACACGTAACTAAGATATCGGGTCTACCTGATGTTAATTCGGCAGGTCAGTTAGTTGATCAAGAGTACAAGTTCGCAAAGCGTAGCTTTGCTGCATCGGTTCCAGACACTACTACAGCGGACATTGACATTAGCTTTACTGTCAACTTGAATGAGGAGAATGACGCATACGTTTACAACATCTTAAGAGCTTGGAACGATATAGTTTACAATCCACAAAGCGGTGCCCAAGGTCTTAAAAGAAATTACGTAGGTGAATGTGCAGTAGTTATCTTTAACAAGGCTGGTGAGATCTTTAGAGAGTTTAAGTTTCCATCAATCATTCCAAACGGTGGACTTAAGTCAATGGAGCTGGACTACACAGCGACTGGAATATATGAACTTAGTATGAAGTATAGAGCCGATTACTGGATCGAAACTAGAATCGGACAAATAAACGTATAAGAATATGGAAATGTTCAACACACACAGAAGAGACTTATTGGGATTTGAAGATTACATGGACCTTAAGAAGCCTGGCTTCGGAGGACCTAAATCAGCTATTCCTTCAAGAGATGCTAAGGGTAAGTCAATAGATAAGAGCCCTAAGCTTGCTCAATATCGCAGAACTGTTGAACGCGATCCTGCATTCTCACATAAAGTATGGGACTCTACATATAAGGCAATGACTCATGACTTGGTGTACAAACAAGAAGGTAAAAAACCTTTTACTTATCCTGATCCATACTTGACTGCATATCCAACGGTTGAGGTTGGAGAAATAGACGAAAACACGAACGTTGTTTCTTTTAGTCGTTTTGTAAACGAAAACGATGAACCAGAAGAAGGATTCATGCCTGAAGACTATCCAGAAGACACTTATCCGGAAGGAACGGATGAAACTGATTATCCTACCCCATACGATGATAAAGGATTACCTTTAGCTACATCTGATATTAAGGAAATTGAAGCTAGATTAAGAGGATATGAAGGTTCTGGTAGAACAGGATCTGAAGAGTCTGATGAGTATGGCCTAAATCCAACTGATGCTGAAAATCCACTAGGATTAACTAAAGAAGAAATGGATAAGTTTTTAGCTGAACTGAATCGCTAATCTTCTTTTATTAAGTTCAAGATCGCTATCTTAGGATGAGAGATTATCTCTTCATCTTCTTCTAAGTCTTTTGATGGAATCATTAGATAATCAAATTCTATTTCCTGGTATTCCTCGTTAATGAAATCTATAGAATTCAATATTGTGCTAATCGATAGGTTAGCATTCAAGTAAATGATTCTTGTATATTTCTTATTCTTTACCTTGATTGCCTTGTCTAAAAGCTTTTTTACTTCATAGTTTAGCAAAAAGGATTGTACTTTATTCGGTACGATGAATCTGGTGTTAAACTTGTCTTTTACGATCTTAGTAACATTGAGAATATAGTCAGTCTTGCTCTTTTTAGAAAAGGCTCCTATAAAGCTTTTGTATTCTCTAACAAAAACGACTTCTATCTTTCTCTTCTCCATCCTATATGTCCAAGTGGATGACTTCTATGCCAGCCTCTCTAAGTATTTTTACTCCAGAAATGTCTCTATATTCTTCTCGATATATGACTCTCTTTATTCCAGCCTGGATTATCATTTTAGAGCAGTCTTTACAAGGAGAATATGTGACGTATAACGTAGCTCCATCTGTGTTTTGAGTAGACCTAGCTACCTTTAACATCGCATTGGCTTCTGCATGAAGAACGTACCAGTGAGTGTCACCGTTAGCGTCTTCACAATCGTTTGGAAAACCCTTAGGCGTTCCATTAAACCCATCAGAAATTATGGTTCCGTCCTTTACTATCAGTGCGCCGACCTTCTTGCGTTTACAACAAGAAAGAGCGGACCACTCAGTGGCCATCTTAAGGTAAGTCAAGTGATATTTTAGATCCTTTTGAGTCATTCTTTTCTTTTGGTGTTTTATTTAATGGTCCAACTACTAAAATGTTGATTATTAGCTCTATTGAAATCCACTGCATATAGTTGGGTTCGACTCCAAATATGCTCTTTAGTCCTGTCCAAATGTAAACATACTGACAGATAAGTGCAGTTAGGAAAAAAGTCGCTATGCTTATTAGAAACTGTCTCATGAGTTTAGGTTATTTTTTATCCAAGTCATCAATTCATCTCCTGTGGTTGAAGAAGCATCGTTTTGAGTAGAGAACAGTCTATTAAATAGAGGAGAAGGCTTACCTTCTACTGAAACCAGTTCTTCTCTAACTTGAGGAATCTTGAGTGGTTCAAACTCTTCTTTAATCATTCTTTCAACTAGATCGAAATGTCTTTCGTAAACGTGAAAAGAATTTGCAATGTGAGTGTATGTACCTAGTTCCAACTCCTTAAATTCTTCTCCACCGTGCGTCACTAAGTGAAATAACATTTGGGATTGTAAAGTAGCAAAGAATGCGATATCTGTAGGTAATCCTAGGATCACATCATTGCTTCTCATGCTAACCGTTAGGTTAAGCTTGTTGTCTCGTATCTGGAAGATTCCATACATCGTGCACACAAAATCTTTGTTTCCAACCCTTTGATGGATAGGTAGATTGAAGTGCATCACTGCTTGTCTGCTATCTTTATCTTTTCTTAAGGATTCAAATGCCCAATGATATTGAGTAAATCCATGTTCGTTTGGCGTAGAAAACAGGAGATGACCATATGCTGAATTGACTGTGCCATCCTCGTTTTGAATCGATTCCCAAAACTTAGCAAACTTTGAAATGTATTCAACATCGTTTCTTCCCATGAAATACCATAAGAGTTCAGCCGAAATGTATTTGAATTGAGAAGAACGAACCGGGTTTTCGTAAAGACACGAAAGAGGATCTTCTATGATTAGAGCAACGTCACAATTCTCCTTAATCTCCATATCCCTAGGTCGAGTGACATACTCAGGAAAAGTAAATAAATCAATAAGGCTTTTTTGATAGGCCCCAGCAAATGTTTCAGATCTGTAAGTTAACATATAAGTATTATATTAAGAAAGAGTAAAAAGGTTTCAAATAAAGTTAGATCTTTACTATTTCCATGTCTGAAAAGTGATCTACTTGGTTTACTATTATTCGATAATCGAAGAATTCTTCAGGTAAGGCTTCGTGTGAGACCACGAATATTGTCATGTTATACTTCTTAGCGTATTCCTTTAGGATCGCGATCGACTTATAAACGTTGTTCTTGTCTAATGAACTAAAGATCTCGTCCAAGAACATCACGTTCATCTGGCTATGTTTCATCTTGATTATCTCAATGAATGCTAATAAGACTATTAAATTCATCTTTTTACGTTGTCCGCTGGAAAGACTTTCCGGTGATATGTCTAGCCCTAAGTATGTTATGTGAGGATCGAATTCGTTATCAAACTCAAAAGCAAACTTAAATTCTAACTTTTCAGATATCTCTTGAATCCTAGCATTTAGAGTAGGAATTATCTTATCAATCATTGATTTCTTTATTCCAGAATCAGATAGCAGGTCGTCTAAGCTTAAATATATCACCTTTTTCTCAGTAAAGGAGGCTAGTGTCGTCTTATCTTCTTCTATTTGAGTCTTGACTGATTCTATTATCTGTACTAGTGATTCTGACGAGTCGTCTGATTCATCCTTTTTTTGAGATTCAGCAAGTGATTTCTTGAGTGAGTTTAAGTCTGCAGAAATTGAATACTTCGAAGAGTCTAAATCAGTCTTTTCAGATAAAAAAGAGGTCTGTTTTGAGTTTAGATCAGAATAGGCTTTTTGTTTTTCAGGTAGAGAAACCTTTAGCTCTTCTAATTTCTCTTCGATCTTACTCTTTACTTCTAGAGAAGAGTCAGAATGAAGGTCATTCAAGCAATGAGGGCATCGATTCTTAGAATAAACTTCTAATTTAGAGTTTAGGTCGCGTATTCCATTCTTGATCTTATTAACCTCTTCTTCAGAAGACTTTAATAGGGAATTCACCGAATCCATTTGAGTCTTTAGATTAGAAAGAGCCGTGGTGTTTTGGTCTAATTCTGCTTGCTTCTCTGCGATCGCAGCAATCAACTCACCCTCTATCTTTTGTTTCTTAACTGTTAGCTTTTCCTTTAGCGAAGAGAGCTGCTCTGAGTAGGTTTCTAAGTTTCTTTGGTTTCTAGATATTGAGGACTCCAGTAAATCAGACTCGCTCTTTATTTCTCGTAACGACTCTTTTACTTTAGCTCGCATGTCAGAAAGAATGTCTATTCCAAATATCCTATCGACTATCTTTCTCTTATCGTCTTTGCTTAGGTTGACGAATGACTTGAAATCGTCAAAAGAAAGGCTTATCGTGTTGCAAAACACGCTAAATGGAATCTTAGATAGCTCTTCTTCAATAAACTCATCAACCTTTCTCTTATCGGGTAAGTTAAAGACGTTATCGTTTATCTTTATGTTGCTAAAATTAGGGTCTATTCCTCGATCTAACTCAATAGTTTCACCTGAAGTAGTCTCAAACTTGACTTGAGTATATGCGTTCTTGTTTATCCAATTAGGAATGTCTTTCATCTTACGAATCGCAGACCTTCCATATATCGAAACAGTCAGAGCTTCTTTGATTGAAGACTTTCCTGCACCATTTTCGCCCTCTACTAATATAAGCTTAGGACCATCATCAAACTTGAAGGTCTGTAACTTATTTCCATATGAAAGTATGTTCTTATAGGAGAACTCTAAAAGCTTCATTGATCGTAGTGTTTTGTGTTTCTAAGCGAATCGTATATTTCTTTGAATTTATCACTTATCTGAATAGATTGATAGTTCGGTAGGTTTAGTTCCAATAACTTCTCATCAAGTATCGTGAATATGTTATACTCATAGGTCGAATCTAGTTCAACTTCGCTTCTAGACTTTATTTGTTCTAGAGAATATGACGAAAATTCCAATCGACGATGGCCTAAGTCTTTAACTAGATCAGTAAACCTTGCAATTGAGAACCTTTGTGAAAAGTTAGACTCGATTGAAACGTCTACGAAGTTATTGTGAAAAATGTTCTTTAATTCTGCTAAGTTAAAGTCTAATAGGTCAGTTGCCTCAAACTTTAGGTGTTTTGGAGATAGAGTATTTGGAACAAACTTCTCAGTCACTTCAGATCCACTGACGTCTAGTACATAAAACCCTTTCTCGTTTCCCCTATCTCCCCTGTCCATCTCATAAGGAGTTCCAACATAAAGAACGTTTCCTTTTTCTTGGCGGATGTGTATGTGTCCTGAAAATATTCGTTTAAAATCAATTATGTCTGAAGCTTCTAGTCCATGTTCAAGCTTTGTGACCTTATTTAGGTTAAATCCTTTAAAATCAGTATGGCAGAATACGTGAGTGGCTGAAGAGTTCTTCTTGATCTCCGACTTTAGGTTTTCTAGGTTTTCTATCCAAGGAAGCATTAAGAACTTGTGAGAGTTTATCTTTAACTGTTCAGGCTTCTCAAATATGTGAAAGTTCTTGAATATCTTATCAAAACCTTCTAAAGAATGGGTGTCTGTTCGATCTTTGTAGTAAACGTCATGGTTTCCAAGTATCACATAGACTCCTCTAGTAAACTTCTTAGTGAAGGCTTCAGCTATCTTTATTGAGAGCTTATAGATTCGAGTATTAGTCGATTCTCTTACGTGATTCCAATCCCCTACTTGTACGAGTATGTCTGTTTTTGGGTCAAATCCTTCTTCATCAACCTTCTTTAAAAAGAAATTGACTAAATAGTCGTATTGTATTTCTGACCATTCTAGCGAATTATTTCTCACACCAAGGTGCAGATCGCCTAGAACGAATATCTTTCTAATGTTTTCTAATATCATTGTTGTGCAGCTAACGTGTCTATGTCTATTACTCTAACTATGCTTTCAAGTTTAGCGACGACTTCTGCCCTATCGCTTGCGCTTGAAAAAGAATAAACAGTAGGTGAGGCATTCGTATTATCAGAAATAGTTAAGTCAACTGTAGAAGTCTCTTCGATGCTTACTACTTGGTCTAGGTTCAAATACACTGAACCTGATAAATGTGTTAGCTTGATAAAAGTCATTAGTGTATTCTTTTTTTATGCATTTTTCCGTCTAGGAAGTTATATTTCTTGTCAAGTTCAACTAATAGTAGCTCTTGAGCGTCTGTGTCTAGGGCATCAAATATCTTTTTATAGTCGAAACCAGAAAAAGAAGATATTGCTTCTAAAACATAAATTGGACTGTAAAAGGTGGTGTTTTGACCTACTTCGTCCAATGAAGTGTGTATCTTATTAAAGATGACGTTTATTTCATCCTTAGCAAATTTATTCTTAAATACTAGAGAGTTGTCGATTGAATGAAAGACCATTTTATTTAGTGAGTCATCCTTTTTGATGGTATCAAATATTCCATCCATGATAAACTGTGTCTCTAGGTTTTCTTCGTATTCATAAACATCCTTTAGGTATGAGTCTGAATAGTCAGACGATACTGATATCTTTTTTGAGAACTCATACTCGCCAGTGTCGCGTAACCCTTCTCCAGTATTGTATCGGTTGTTGAAGATCTTATCTTCTTTGTGTACGAATTCTTCTGATCCGTTTAGGTTTTCATCGTTTTCATAATCATCTTTTGACATTAGATTTAATTATTTTATATTGAGGCAAAGAGGGAATCATAATCTTCATCTGTCTTTACCGGAGAACTCTTTTGTTCTTCTATTTTTTTATCTATTTCTTGATATTCCTCGCGAAGCTCGTCTGCCATTCTATTTACTTCTTCGTCATCACTATAGAACTCGCTGTTTGAGCCGACTTCCTCAGCTAACCTAAAGAAGTCCTTGTGCATGGAATAGAACTTGTAACTTTCCTCATAACCATTATCACGATTTGCAATAACTTTAATCTTCATTCGGCTTTCTAATGGGCTTCGCATCAGACCAAATAAAGCATCGACTGTGTGGATCAAACCAAACGATTCAGCAACTGCGTCCATCCCTAAGTCAAAGTTATCAACGTCTTCTCTACGGATTTGAGTTGCACTAACTATACACCATTCATTTCTCATTGCGATCCCTCTAAGCTCCTCAGAAATCATCTTGATCTTTTCATATAGACCGTTTTGATCCTTGATAGGTCTAAGAAGATTTAAGTAGTCAACGACTATTATCTTGAACTTTTTGTTCATTTTCTGTTCTAGTCGTAAGAAGTAGTTCTCAATGTCGATTGCGGTTGCTCCACCGGTTGGAAACTCTTTGACTATAAGTTCACCGACTGGCCTTCCGCTAGCCTTTAGTTCGTCTATCTTGTCTCTAATAAGCTTAGAAGCAGTTTCATCTGTTATTCGAGCATAATCGTCTGATTTAATGCTTAAGATGTTTGAACCTATACGTTTCATATAAGCACGATCAGCGAGTTCCACAGTAACTAGTCCAGTGACATTACCTGCTAAGAATGATCTAGCTGCGATATTTCCAAGTACCATTGACTTACCGACCTTAGGTCGACCTTGAAATACGACTAGGGATTTGGAGTTCCAACCTCCACCTTGAACCTTATCCAAAAAAGGAAAACCGGTAGGGCTACCTGTTTTAGAAATCTGAATGTGGGATTCAGGATTAAAGAAGTTAAGTCCACTGTCTCCGCTTGAGAAGTTTATGGCAAGCTTGTTACTTATGTCATTTCTTACCTTTTGTGAGATTTGATCGATGTTTTCAGGATCGATTGCAGTAGTCTTTAGATAGGTAAAAAGATCGGCAACAGTTAGGTTTAGGTTTCTAAGAAGAATGAATGACCTTACGTATTTGTAAAGGTAATCATAATTGTATTCGCTTAATGAAAAAGCATAGAGGTCTTCAAACTCTTCATCAGTTACTGAACAGTTAAGTAGTTCTAGATAGTTTCTTAATTCTTTTGGATTCGGAATCTTCTCGTACTCTTTAAAGAACTTAAGAGCCACCTTAAATGATTCTTGTCGAAGGTCATCGTTAAAATAACTCGGCTTAACCATGGTGATAAGTTCTTCTTTTCTTAAAGAGTCATGGTTGCTCGGCTTAATGTCGTTAACATCATTTCTGGTGTTAAGCAAAAAGTTCCAAACCATTTTCTCTAAAGAGTCAATATTTTCCGTGAAATCAATCATTTATCTGATAAAAATGTGTTAATGCTTTTTTTGTAAACAGGATCGACTCGCCTTTTGAAACAAGGTAGTCTTCCTTTAGTAGTTCCTTTAAAGATTGAACTATCTCTTCCTTAAAGGTTTCATCTTTTAACTTATCTCCAAAAACATATTTTAGAGACTTCGAAGAAAATTTAAAGGAGCTCATTTCGAGCTCCTTTGTCTTGGCGTTATGTACTTTAATCAGATATTGCGAAATTTCAAATAGGGGATAGAATGTATCTCGCACTGATTCCTCTCCATGTAAACCAAGATAGTATTTTATGGGAAGGTCTTCCTTAATTAAGAGTGTCATCGTCATCGTTAAGATTTGATAACTCATCATTCTCTAAAAGATCGATTTCTTCTTGAGTTTCAGGGAATTTAAAAGTTGGTTTGATTACTTTTTCATCAAGTTCCTTTAGGACGTCATCGGTAAATAGCTTAGAAGTAAAGAAGTCTTTAACTGGGACCAAGTCTCCACTGTGACGAATCACGTAGCTCTTTCCTAGTTTCTTAGGTAAGAAGTAAAACTTTTCTCCTCCTACTTCAAACTCAGAGCATAGCGACTGTTCGTCTGCTTTTAACTTAGAAAACTCCTTTTCAGTTAGCTTATTTCCTCTACCCGCTCCACAGTTTTCCCAATTTACGAATTGCTCTAGTCCAACGAACTTGTTCATACCTTTATGGAAGGATATGTGAAATTCTATGTCAATCGGTTTAGCTAAACGATTCTTTCTAGTCTTGGATCTAACTATGATTCCTGTTGTAGTCTTTGCCTCGTCTCTTAGAGTACCTTTGCTCAACATCAAGATGATTGAAGCTGAAAACTCAGGACCTCCGCCGCCAGACATACCCTTTGGAGTGTATTGATCCATTGAGGCATATGTGTGATTAGTAAAAATGAAAGGAACCTTTAGGTTAGATAGATCGAGAGTAAACGACTTAAACATCGCTCTTAGTTCTTTAGATCTAAGACCCATATCGGCTGCGTTCTTACCTGCATCCATGTCTCTTTTACTCTTGTCGGTATCTAACATACCTACTGAATCTACGAAGATTGCTGCCTTCAGACCGGTGGTTTCCTTCATGGTGTCAATAAAGTCATTGATGAAGAACTTAACGTCACTGATTAGACCCATACGAAGGTATTTCAACTTGTCTAGGTCGACTCCAAACTTTTCATAGTCTGAACGGTCTATCGCTCCCTCAGTATCGATGTAAAATACAAAATAGTCTTTCTTTTGTAGCTCACGAACAGCGTTTAAACATAGGAAAGTCTTACCTGCACCAGAATCTCCAGCGATCCCAATGCTTCTAGTGTTTGGATATCCTCCAAAGAGGGAACCAGATAACTGTGCATTCAATAAGTAGTTTCCAGTAGGAATATACTCATCAATGTCAGAAAATCCCATTAGAGTGACCTTTGATTTTACTTTTTTCTCAAGAAGGTCGTTGAATTTATTAAATGCTGAAATTGCATCTTTTGAGCTTGACATAAGATATTGTTTTATTTTCTTTTACAAAAAATTCTAAAAAAGTTCTATTCTGAGATATAAGAAAGAAGTAAAAGAGTACAAGATAGGACTAGTGAATCTGAGACCTCGCCGTTTACTACTCTGCTCAGCCTAACTTTATCTAAGGCGTGCTTAGCATTAGGATTAGAGTAAGAAAAACCAGTAGGCTCATCGGAATACTGGTTTAAATTAATGGCATAGGTCTTATATGTCTTGTGAAATGGCGCTCCATGTTGAACATTTCCTAAGTAGTAGATGTCGTTTGGATCGACTTTTTCTACTCCTAATTCATCGCTGATGCAGCTTATTAATGAATCGTGATAAGTATCAAAATCGTCTGGGTGAAGCGTTCTAGTTATACACTTTTTGTTAGGTCGGTTTAGAACATGATCGTGAAATCCATGTAAATACACGTTCTTAATTTGACCGTTTTCGTTCATATCAAAAGGAAGAATACAGATTGAATCGTTTAATGCAATTGCACGTTTAAAGTCGCCTTTTTCTCCTTTAACGCTGATTACCTTATACTTACCATCTAAGTATTCTTCTTTTTCTATGACGTGTTCTTTATTCATGAATCTCAGTAAAGTTTATTTCACCTGATTTTTTGGCAGGCTGAGGAACGTCAAACATCTTAGTGATAGACTCTTTGACTACTTTTTTATTTATCACTCTAAACACGAAATCAGTCAATTCATCCATGAACTTGTCCTTATCCTTTGCATTAGAGTAAAGCATCCCAAGGAAGTCTTGATCAGGAAGCTTAACTGTGATACCTAACTGAATGTCTCTATCATTTGAGTCAAACATTTCAAACATGCTTGAAACTGGTTGAGTGGGTGGAGGCGTGTTGCTGTGTCCAGGCATAGATTGAGTGACTGAATCAGTTATCTGAGAGTTTACAGGTTGAACCCTAGGTTTTGGTTGAACTCTAGAAGGTCCAGCGATTGCTTCTACTTCAGCTTTAGATAAAGGTTGCATGTCTTCAGTTATCATGAACAATGCGCTATTGAGCTGATCAGAATCAACTGATGAACCGTCATCGAACAATACGATGAACTTGTTTCCTCTAGGTTCAATGGATCGACATTTTACAGTCTTTCCCAATAGTTCAGGTCGATTCGTCTTTATCCATTGAAAGTTTTGACCTTTGAAATTCTCCATTAATTGGATGAGTCTTTCTTCGTTTACCATTTTGATTTTGTTTTTTTTATTCTCCGAAAAGTTCTTCCATGGTAGAAGCGTTTTTACTTTTCTCAATAGCTGCTTGAAAGTCATCTTCTAGGAATTTTTCTGGTGATCCATTAGGAACAGTAGTTAGGCCGAACGTCGTCATGGCTTGAACGGGAGGTAGCGGTGCGTCTTGGCTCCTTAGGATCTCAGCAGCTCGCTCCTCGCTTTTTAAGCTTTCCAGCTTTTTTCTAATGTCTTTTACGTGTTGAGCGGTTGGCTTGTTTTTACAAGCATCTAATAAACCTTCCAACCAATTTGTGAATCTTTCGTGTGAATTCATGATTATTTGTTTTTTGAGTTTTTGATTTGTTTAATTTCTCCTTGAGTCTTGATACGTTCATCATAGAGTCTAGTAAGAATCGTTCTAGCGACTGAATCTGAGCCACTTGAGAATGCGGTATTGTTCTTAGTATGAATCTCTTTTCCTGTTCTCTTTATTTCATCTAGCTTACCTAGATACGTATCTGGAGAAATGTTGAATTGAATCTGTATGTTAGGATACATTGATGAAAAGTCATAACAAGCAACGGCTCCATAATAACCTGGAACTGGATCCTTTACGTAGGCACCTTCATACGTTGCATCCATGTCGTTTGATTCCCCCCAAGGAAGCTTCATCATCTTTAGGTTTTTATTGAGGAATTCACGGCACATTAAGATCTCTGCGATGTAAACTGGACTAAATACTTTGTTGATCTCTACTTGTGCGACGTTTGCCATTGAAAAGGCAACATCCAATATCGATAACTTGTCCTCAATAAGCTTGACTAAGATAACGTCAATCACGTTATACATGGTAAAGAGGTAAGTGTCCTTTTGAAATTCCATAAAGGAGTCGTAGTCGTGCTTAAGCTTAGCTGTACCTAAAACTAGTTCTGAAATATAGTCAAGCTTATAGTTTTCTACGACCTTAAACGGTTTTAATTTCTCAAAGACTTGCATGTAATCAAGTATTCCTAAGTGAGTTGGAATCTTTATCTTAGAAACAGTAGTCTTAGTCGGCATGGTTTGAACAGGATCGATCTTGATGTTCTTAGCGCGATTCATCAAGTACTTCCAGTCGAATTCAGTAACGTTCCAACCAGTAACGAATGAAAAGTGGGGCATTACTTTATGAAAGTAAAATTCCATCATTGCTTCTTCTGTTTCAAAGAACTTGTACTTGATCTTAAATTCTTGTTGAAAGAGCTTAGCGTCTTCTGGTCGAAGAGGAACAGTCTTTCTAAAGTATTCATTAACTTCTTTCTCCATCTTAACTATCTCTTCAGGAGCAAGACCTTCTGGTTGTTCTTCTGTGTTTAAGATAGAAAGAATGTAGGTGACGTTATCTTCGTTACAGAAAGAGATAAGGCCGACTGGCATTCTAGCTTTGTCTGGCTCAGGGAAAGAGTCATCAATTAGCTTGATCTCAATATCGAGATATGTCTTCTTTGGAAAGTTATCGAAGTTGTAGATTAGTTCCTGTTCTTCAGTAGTGAGCTTTTCTCTAATCAATTCTTGTATTCTGAATTGGTTTACCCATTGGCCTTGGGTTGAGCTCTTTTTAGTGAACTTGCCATTCCAGTTTTTAGTAGTAGTCGCAGATGTTGATTCGACCCAATTAAATACTTCATGATCGACTAGTCTTTTTCTAATAAAGTCGACCTTTCCCTTATCATTGTAATAAGAGATCATTAATTGATTGTCGTGAGTTACTTCAGAGCCTACTATCATACTTTCGGTTTAAACAGTTCGTTAATATTTCCACATTTTGAGCAAGCCATGACAGGAATTGGGACTATTGAGTCCTGATTGGAGCCGGTCATGAACTTTGAGACCTTTTTAATCATCATCTTTTCCTCAAACGTAGTGTTTTGGCAAGCCTCACACTCAAGATAAGGGATCTCAGAAAGATTGATGTTTAGTTGGGGTTGTTGTTCCATTATTATTTTACTTTTTTTAGTAACCGCGTTCTTGGCGGTCTCGATTTTCTTTGTTTTTTGCCATGTACATGTTGTACATCTCTTCTGGAGTCATGCCTATTGAGATTGCCATGTTCATGAAGAAGTGTAAGATGTCAATGATTTCAAATTTTGCTTCAAGCTGATCGCTTTCAGAAAGATCTGAAAACTTAATTTCAGAATACTTTGAGTAATCCTTTTTCCAATACTTCCAGATCGCGTTTCCGCTACCGTCTTTGATTCCTCCCAAAGCATCAGTTGCTTCGTGGATTTCATCGACTAGCGCATGAGTGTTTGCATGCCAAAAAAACATGATCTCGCGAAGAGACATTTTGGAAAAATCGTACCCATAAACGGTCAGTTGGGTGTCCTTCTGAAGGATCATTATGTCGCCTAAAGTGTCATTACTTTGGCTATAAAGGTCTTCTATCTCAAGACCAGCACATTGGTTATCAGTATTTGCCATTCTATCCTATTTGATCTATTATACTACTAAATCGATTAAGGATCTAGTAATTTTTACCCTTTTTAGAATTTATCTGTGCCTGAATAGATAAATAATTAAAAATATTTTAGAAGAAATGGCAGAACCAAGAGTAAACTTAAATAACTTCAAGTCTAGTGGTGTCTATACCATTGAAATAGACGCTAGCGAGAACGTAGTTTTACCTCTTACCACAGGAAGACTTGTGGTTGGATCGAGTAAGGTAGGGCCTTTCAACACAGTTGTGTTAATCAATGACGTTAGAACTCTTAGAGCAGTATTCGGTGAAATTGACCCTAAACTAGAAAAAGCAGGAAGCTACTTCCACAGAACAATCGAGGTTGCTTTGAGAGAAGGTCCTGTTTTTGCATTAAACGTTATGCCGTTAGACACGGAAGACGATCCTGCTCTTAACTTAGATCAGGCATACTTCACTACATTCAATACTGAATCAACTTCAAACAATAATCAATCTTTACCTGACCAATGGCCAGCAGTAGAGTTCTTCAACAGAAGAAGACTTTGGTTTGCTAGCGACGATGAGTTGAACAAGTCAAAAAACCTTGCACTTGGTGACGATTATATTAACAACCCTGGAGGATTTGGAAACACTACTTCAACTTCAAATAAAGTATTATCATTTGTTAACTTAGGAAATTCTAACTTGACGATTTGGGTAAGAAGAGCAAGCATCACAGGATACGACGTTACTGCTAAGGAATGGTATTCAACGATCGGTGGAGGAAATGCTATTGAATTCCCTTCATTCGTTCACCCAGACGATTTCATCTCTGATTATTTCGTTGAAGTTATCGTTATTAATGGTGACTGGTCTAACTACTTAAAATTAGCAAAAGACCCTGTTTACAGTCAGTTCTTTACTCCAGCTGGATTAAGAGCAGAAAAATCTACTGATTTCTTTGCATTAAGAGAGATTAAAGTGATTAACAGAACAATCGGAAGTTTGATCCCTGGATTTAGAGATCAGTCTGGAAACACAGTATCAGTAGATGCCTTAGTAAATAGAGTTTTTGCTAGCACTGGAGTTCTTTGTGCGATCGATGCTGAAAAACTTGACTTAGTTAACTTAGATACTACCGGATTCGTAGATAACGACATGGAGACTCACCGAATTGACTTGATTGGTCATGGTTTTGACGAACTTGATTCTCAAGACACATACACTGCAGATGACGGTGGATACGATGTTACAGGTTCTCCTTTAGATACAGCTGACGCAACTCCATTGATTGACTTATTGAGCTACACTAGACCGGCAGACTCTAACTTGATCTTCTTAATCAGCAATAACCCTAGCGTAAACACGTTAGATGAAGTTGATTTCTTAGCTGGATACAATGATACTCCAGGAGCAACACCAGTTGCTTTAGGAGACACATACTTAGTAGTTCCTGCATCAGGAGATGAGTATCTTGCAGCAATGGAAGGTAGTAAACTTTATCAAGCATACGCTAAAGGTTTCTTGAGAAACGGAGACACTATGATTGATGGCACAAACACATACTACATTAAGACTACTGACAACTTGATTAGCGGTGGATTTAACTATGTTAAGATTGCTACATACCAAGACATAACGTTATTAAACCAAGTAAACACTAACTATTACACTGGACCAGATTCAGAAGACTATATCAAAGTAGTATTAGATAATGGTGCTGAGTTTAAACATACGTTTGACTTGACTGATACTACATTCTTTACAAGTTACGATGCTCAACAACCTAACAAGATCGTATTAGGAATCAATACTACTAACACTGCAAACAAAGCTAAGATCGACGAGTTTATTAAAGTAAACAACTTCATTAAAGCTAAGGTTGCTGGATCAGTTAGACCTAGATTATTAAAGATAATTTCAGTATCTTCTGCTGAAGAGCTTAGTCCATATGCTTTGACTTACACAGTTACGACTATGGCTCCTAGTGTTGACGATATCATTGGACTTGATGTAGACGGTAGCGAATTGAAAGTTTACAAAGGAATCTATAACTTCGTGACTGAATTAAAAGGTCAAAACTTAGGTTCTTTCAGACTAAGAGATGCTTCTCTTCCTAACGGAACTGCAGATCGTCAAGCCAACATCTTAAGCTACTTATTTAATTACACTTCAATACCAGAAGCGTTAGCTAATGGTGAATTGGTTGACTTTAGATATGTAGTTGACTCTTATGAAGGTGAGATCTCAAGCAACTCTAAATATTACTTGGCGAAGATTGCAGCAATGCACGGACAAGCTATGGCTTTACTTAATGCTCCGTCAATAAGACAGTTTGAGAAATCAGTTACACCAAGCTTTATCAACCCAGTTAGCAAATTAGTTTCTTCTGAGTATATTTCAACTGGTGGTAACTTGTCTCTTAACCCAGAGTTCACGTTTAAGTTTGCTGAAGAAGACGTTAATGGAGTTCCATTGTCTTCTTATGCCAACTACACTTTCCCTAACGTTATCGTTAGAAGCGGATCTAGAAACATCTCAGTTCCGCCTGCAGCATACATCTCTAACTTATACGTTAGAAAATTCAAGAACGGAACACCATTCTTGATCGTAGCTGGTGGAAAACGTGGAGCAATCACAGATCCTGAATTAGTAGGATTAGAATACGACTTAACGGATGCAGATAGAGATTTCTTAGAGCCTGCAGGATTCAACCTTATCGTTAGAAGAAGAGGATTTGGAACTATCTTGTTCTCAAACAATACTGCATACCAAAGAATCAATTCAGCTCTTAACAATGCTCATGTTAGAGATAACTTATCTACTATCGAAAGAGATATCGAACGAATCTTATTCAACTTCTTGTTTGATTTCAATGATGAGATCACAAGACTTAGAGTTAGAACAATCGTTGAAAATTACTTAGATGCAGTAGTTAATGCTAGAGGTATTAGTTCTTATGAAGTTATCTTTGATACTTCAAACAACACTGGCGAAGTGATATCAGCTAATGCTGCGGTATTGGACATTAGAGTAGATTTCCCAAGAGGAATTCAAAAGTTCATCAACCGAATCACTATCACTAGAGTAGGAGGAACTTTAAGCTCAGACGCTACAGGATTTATTCCAAGCTTTTAAATGAAAATTAAAAATTAAAAAGTTATGCATAAATATATTAAATTGTTTGAAGATTTTTCTAGAATTTACGAAGCTGATACTTTAGAGATGTCAGGTCTAGCTAAACGTATTTACAATGACTTGAAAAGAGAAGGCATGGACGTTAGTTTAAGTTATCAAAATGAAACGATGGCTAAACGCAGTAAGACTAAAGAATTGGGCGATTCTGGCGGAATGGATAAAATCACAGTAGCATATGCGACTGATCCTCTAGGAAAAGAGGATTATATTCACGTTTTAGGATTACCTGATGAAAATTATGCTAGAGACTTAGCAAATCGATATGAATCAGAGAACGTTTCTGGAGAAGTATCATATTCTTATGAAAGTTGGAAAATTACTTTTAAGCTCAAGCAAGAAGATCAGAGAATGAAATATGAGTTAGGAAGAGGATATGAGACTCGTAAAAACAAAAACGATCGTAAAAGGAGAAGAAGAGATTAGGAAATTATCCCTAGCTTCTAATAAAAAAATAAATTGAAGATGTTGTTAAAACTTGGAAGTAAAGGAGACGACGTTGTTAAGCTACAACAAAAACTTGGAGTAGATCCAGTAGGTAACTTTGGACCTAAAACCGAAGCTGCAGTTAAGGCTTGGCAAAAGGCAAATGGTTTAAATGACGACGGTATAGTAGGCGATGCTACTTGGTCTAAACTATTTGGAGGAGTTACTGAATCAGTAGCTGCACCAGCTGCACCAGCAGCCGCTCCAGTTTCTTCTGGAAAGATTGATTTAAACAGACTTAAGGGACACGTTCCAGACGCAGTCTTATCTCAGATCCCAGAAATAATTGAGAAGTTTAACTGTAACACTCCTCTTAGACTAGCTCATTTCTTAGCACAATGCGGTCATGAGTCTGGAGGATTTAAAGCAGTTTCTGAAAACTTAAATTATAGCGCAAAAGGTCTATTAGGTACATTCCCTAAATACTTTAATTCAGCAACAGCTACACAGTATGAAAGAAAACCTGAAATGATTGCTTCTAGAGTTTATGGAGGAAGAATGGGTAATGGAGATGAGTCTACTAAAGAAGGATTTAAGTTTAGAGGTAGAGGATACATCCAATTGACTGGAAAGTCTAACTACACTAACTTTGCTAAGTTTATAGGTGAAGACACAGTAGCAAATCCGGACTTAGTCGCTACTAAATATCCTCTTGCTTCTGCAGCTTTCTTCTTTGATTCAAATAAACTTTGGTCTATTTGTGATAAAGGATCAGACGACGCAACCGTAACATCAGTAACTAAAAGAGTAAATGGTGGTACTATTGGTCTTGCCGATCGTATTAAACACTTCAAAGAGTATTATGCTCTTTTAAAATAAAACTTATTTATGAAAAATTACAAAATTGATCCATTGCATTCGGATGTATCATTTAGAATTAAACATCTAATGATATCTAATGTTAACGGATTTTTCGGAGAATTTGATGCAACTATGGAATCTAATACTGAAGATTTTTCCGATGCTAAAATTTGGTTTCAGGCAAAAGTTAACACGATATCAACTAACATCACTGATCGTGATAATCATTTAAAAGGACCTGACTTTTTTGATGTTGATAATTTCCCTCATTTAACTTTCGAATCCTCTAAAGTAGAAAAGAAAGACGATGAATACGTAATCGTAGGAAATTTAACAATCAAAGGAGTTTCTAGAGAAGTAACCCTATCTGGAAATTATAACGGAAATGATGTAGATGCGTACGGGCAAACCAAATATGGATTCGAACTTAATGGATCTATAAACCGAAAAGACTGGGGTTTAACATTCAACCTAGAAGGTGGTAAAGGTTCACTTTTGATTGGTGATGAAGTTAAGCTTATGGTTAATATACAAATGATGGAATCATGTGATAATATCAACTAGAAGTAAAGTAACATTAGGGATAGCTGGCTTATGTATGCTTATATTCTTTATTGTTAAGTCTTTTACTCTATTAGGTATATTTGAACAATGCTGGGCAACTAATTGGATTGAGTATGGATGTTTTATCGCATTCTGTCCTCCGGCATATTTGTTTGTTCGAGACTTCTTACGAGAGAAGGAAAGAATACATCAATTGACGGTAGATCAGCTACAATATAAGAATACATACTTAGAACATGCAGCTAAGATTCTTCGACATGATATGCATTCAGGAATTAACGTTTACATACCAAGAGGAATAAGTTCTTTAGAAAGAAGAATACCCACCGAAGTAATCGAGCAATATAATCTAGCATCTCCTCTAAAACTACTTAGAGAAGGACTTATACATACTCAAAAAGTTTATAAAGGAGTTTATGAATTTACTAACCTAGTAAAACAAGGAAAATCTCTGGAGTTTAAAGAAGTTAAACTTGATGAATGCTTAAGAAAATACTTGGAAACTACTTCATACAAAGATCAGGTTATTATTGATGTTTTACCAACTGCAAGAATTAA